ATCACTCGAGTGGCAGCTGACTTGCGAGGAACATCGATGCGCTTGACGATGATCGCCGACGAGTCGGCCATGTACGCCTCACCGAAGCAGTGCTCGGTGGGGTGCATCGGATTCCACTTGGCGTATCCTCTCCCGTAGGGGAGGACGTAGTCGGCTTCTCCCATGTATCCTTTGTACCTGCTGTACCTGTACATAGTATTGGTTGTCCTTTCGTCGTTGTAAGTAGCTGACAGTGTGATTATAACTTCTTTAGAATTCCTTGCGAGTCGAGAACCACATGCCAGGCATGATCGCCGGCGCGATGCAGTCGATGCACACGGGGTACACCCGAGCGAGCGCGACGTCATCGTGATCAACTAGAACTGAGAACGGAATGAACACCTCGTCGTCGCAGATCCCGACCGATAATCGGCAGTTCTCGCATTCAAGATCGTACGGCCCAATGTCGAAGACCCCGGACAACGCGCAGGAAGCGACGTCATCCGGGGTCTCCAGTAAGAAGAGGTCGTAGATGTTCACGACCTCAACGCTATCACATCAACGCAGGATCTGCTGAATGCGCTTCAGCTCGGCCTCCAACGACGAGATACGTCCCTGCATCTCCTTGATAGCGATGTCATGGCGCTCGACAGCGCTCTTCGGGGCAGCCGTCTGCTGAGTCGAGGCCGCCTTAGCGGGCCGCCGCTTCTTGGCGCGCATCTGCGACTTCTTGTACCAGGTGTCCGGCAGCGGCTTGAGGGTGACGCCCGGAATGGCAACTCGCTTGGTGCGGGTCGGAACGTCCGAGTCGCTGAAGTACAGACGCGGAGTCACGCCGCGGGTCATCCCAAGCGCCTGGCGCTCGGTGTCAGTCTGCTCGCGGCTCCAGATCAGAGAAACCGCCTCAAGATTATTGAGCGCCTGGCGCACGGCGTACGAGCTTGGGGTCCTACCCCGGCTCTTAGCAATCGTGGCGTGAACCTCGTTCACGGTTACCGGAATGGTCGCGCTACACACGATCTCGTATACCTCGAGATCAAGGTCTACGCTGGTCTTGTTGCCGCGGCTTGCGCCTGCCACTCGCTGCTGGAATTGCTGCGAGGTCATGCGAAGTCTCGTGATGTCGTCGGCTGTGACAGCCAAACTTGACTTGGTCATTTCGTATCTCCTATGTGAGTAGATGTCGTTGTGAGTACCGGAGTTGGTCGATCCGGTGACATCATTATATAGGGCTTTGGAATTTCAAACGCTACGCAGCGAAGATATTTGTTTTTTCCGCAAGTCGAGTTAAACTCACCGGATCGGGAAATCCGGTCGCGTCGGGTCCGACGTATCCGATTTGGCGTTGCCATCTTGCGTACGCGGCTCGAGTATACTCGTCGTACACGCCGTTTCGGTGGTACATCAGATCGGCAACTCGCTCGAGCGCTCGCTGGAGATTATAGATATCGGCGTACGAGCCCCCCTGAATCCGAGGGATCGAGACGTTTGGTTTCGGGAGGTGCCCGTCTGCAGATTTTGGCCTCCCAGGCCGGACATTGAAATTTGGTCGCCCAAATCCGATTGTTTCGCGCGTCCATCGTTCGATCAGTCGAACTGAGTCCTCGACATCTCCCTCGCAGGCTACGAATTTTTCGCCCTTCAAGACCTCGATCACGATTCCACAATGTGGCGCCTGAAATCTCGCGGAACCTCTCGCAGAAAACGGATAGAACACGACGTCTCCAACGGACGGCGAAATATAGAGCCGTCTGCGCATTGAGAACTCAGCCAGGCCGGACGGCGTGTAGACGCATGCCGGCGTGTCGATCTTAGCGTCGAACATCATACAGTCAACGAACGCGCCGTCCCACGGAATGTCGTGACCGAAATACCCTGTCCGTCTGCTAAACGAGTTCTCTCCACCAGGCCGGACCTTGAAGTCGGCGAAGCTCAGGCAGTGAGTTACGAGCCCGTCTGCAGTTCCTCCGCCTCCAGGCCGGACGTCACGTCGAACATCTGGTTCAGACCCTGAAGCAGAAGACGTGCCTCGTTTGCGCGAGCCGAAACGCGAATTGTCTCTTCTCTTGTTCGACATAGATCAACGTCTTCTTTCAAGCGCTCTGCGAGCTGCTCTGCTAGACGAGACACCTCTTCGTGACTCATTCCGTCTGCTCCTTCGAGTCTGATATATCAGATGAATCGTCACTTGCCTCGTCGCTTTGCTCAAGTTGATTTGGAAACTCAACTCCGTCCGCGGAAAGTCTCGACGCGACGTCAATCGCGTTCTTCGAGAGTCTCTCTAGACGTTCGTTGACTATATCTGCTGCGGAACGCCCATCTGTAACTTCTAGGCGAGCATCGAACTCAATTCCTCCGCGGACGCCGGCGCGATCGAGGATCTCAGTCGAGGCCTTCAGCCTCACAGGCTCCGAGGTCGCCGTCTCCATAAGCTCCTCGAGAACGTCGACAGCATACGGAGCGGCCTGGGTCAACTTTGCGCGCGCACGTTCGACGTCCTCGCCTGGTTTTCTCGAGATCGAGCCGAGATGAATGCGGCAGTAGCCATCATCCTTCGGCCGTCCCGAGCTCCACATCATGCATCGGATGCCGTCGTCCTTGATCGCGCGGCATCGGGTTGGAAGAGCTGCTGGTTTTCTCTTCGAGGAGCTCGGGCCACCGGCCTCCTGCTCCTTAAGATAGTTTCGAGTCGCCGCGACAACCCACGGGGGCACAAGAAGATCGGCTGCCTCCTCGGCAAGAAGATCATAGCCGGTGAGATAATCTGAGTTCAGAATGTCCGGCGCGACAAGAATTGGCTTTTTCTCGGTTAATGAAAGAACTCTGCGCGCCTTGTCCATCTCGGGACTGCGAGCTTGGATTAGGCCTGTTGGAACTCCGTTCGAGGAGTAGACTGGGTCCCATCCCATTCGCGCGCGACGAAGTAATGAGCGATTTGTGTAGTTGTCTTCACAGACTCCGCGTTCGACCTCGTGAATTCCGTGAACGCTCAGATCTGGGCGCATGTTGACTGGTTCGTCAACCTGGACCTCAGGACGCTCTACCGTCAGATCGTCATTAATTTTTTCTATCTCCATGAGATAAACCTAAGGTTGTGTGAGGGGTCCGCCGGCGCGGGGAGAGGGCGATTACCCGACGGACCCCTCGAACGAGCAGCTACTTAGACTTCTTGCTCAGAAGTCGACTCCAGAAGCTCTTTTTCTTTTTCGCGACTGGAGCAGCCGTCTGTACTGGCGTAGGAACTGGTTCCGGCACTGATACAATTTTCTCCTCCGTCTGCTGAATTTCTGTATCAGCAGGCCGAGGATCCGGCTTTACGACTGGAGCAGCCTTTTTCGCTACTGACTTTTTTGCAGGTGACTTTTTCGCCGCTGCGGACGACTTCTTAGGAGTACCCGTCTGCGCCTTTGAACTCCCCGAGGCCTGAGCCTTCTTTTTCGCCGGCGTTGATTTTGACGGTGTCTTCTTCGAAGGGGTCGCCTTCTTTTTTGGTTGCTGGTTATCGCTCATGAAATGTGAACTATAACCTACTTCAGCCGCCCGTTGATTCGGATGTCAGGCTGGGGCCTGGGTTGCCCTTCGACGAGGACGCGAGTGAGGTGAGCACTGAGAGAACAGCGGCGACGACCGAAGCCTGTACCGCGTCACCAATGCTAATGACCAAGACGTCTGCAGCATCGGTGCCAACGAGGGCAACGAGTGTCTGCGCGAATGTCTTAATCGCTCGCTCGGCTGAAGCCTTCCAAAATAGTGATGACCACATGTACTTTTCCTTTGTTAGGGGATGTGTCACGCTCCGCAGAAAGCGGAACAGAATCATTCTTCCAGGACAACGTCTCGGGCGATTTACGCGAGAGTTGGGCGAGAAGCCACCTCTTTTGCCGGTTCTTTTAGAAACAATGGTTCTGCCGGGGCTATTATATAGGAATAGCAAGTGCTTCTGCCGGGGCGGAATATCCGCTAAATGACCGACCTCAAATGGAGCCGGATGTGGGGGTTGAACCCACGACATCTCGCTTACAAGGCGAGTGCTCTACCACTGAGCTAATCCGGCAAATTATTGAAAGTGCAGAAGCCATCATGTGACAACCGACAAACACGCTTATGCTTATAGGATGAGGTTTTTCCCAAGCCGGAGCTTAGTATCTGCGCTTTCAGCGCCTCGAGTAGGATTCGAACCTACGACCAACGGATTAGAAGTCCGATGCTCTATCCTCTGAGCTACCGAGGCTATTTACGTACCGGGTGCAGGAATTGAACCTGCTCAAGAAACTTATAAGATTTCCTCCGTCAAACCGTTCGGACCACCCGGCATCTACTCACAGTAGACTGCGAAATGGGTCGTATCTCTTTGGGATTATTCGAAAGAGATGTCCGGTAAGAACTGCCCAGATAAGAAGAACTACTGGGCTTGAGTATTTTCTTCTCGACAGTCGATAGAACGCTGTACTCAATGTTGTAACACCTTTGCGTAGAGCAAGAAGATCATAGACTGTGATGTAGAAGATGAGACCGACCCAGGCGAAATGCCCTGCAGTGAGTCTGAATGGCGGGAGGTCACGGTCCGAGGTCAACATCGACCCCGTCAACTACGTCTAGCGCTCGACGAAGAGCAAGAGTGTACAGAGTATCG